GTCGGCTCTTCCCCGCTGGAAATAGCCGCCGCCGAAGCGCTCGCCAGTCTGGCCGATATTCCCGTCCCCCTTCGTGATCTGTGGCATCCGGATCGCTGTCCGGTGAAATTGTTGCCCTATCTGGCGTGGGCATGGTCGGTTGACCGCTGGGATATGGACTGGCCGGAGCGTGTCAAACGGGAGTCGATTAACGCCGCGATGTTCGTTCATAAGCACAAGGGAACGATTGGTGCCATCCGCCGGGTAGTCGAGCCGTTCGGTTACTTAATCCGCGTGATTGAATGGTGGCAAAACCAAGACCCGCCCGGCACCTTCCGGCTGGATATCGGCGTGATGGACACCGGCATCACAGAAGCGACCTATTTTGAGCTGGAACGGCTGATTTTTGATGCCAAACCCGCTTCGCGCCATCTGATCGGCATGTCCATTCAGTTGGAAACGGGCGGCACAGCCTATTGCGCCGCAGCCAGCTATGACGGCGATATCTTAACCGTTTATCCCTATGTTCCTGAATTAATCACTGTCACCGGCACGGATGTGATCGGTGTCGGTGTGCATATTATTGATGATGTGAGGATTGAATCATGAGTACGAAATACTTTGCCCTGCTCACCCGACTGGGGGCGGACAAACTGGCAAATGCCGCCGCACTGGGGACAAAACTGGAAATTACCCATATGGCGGTGGGGGATGGCGGCGGCAGTCTGCCCACACCCCATACGACACAAGCCCAACTCATTAACGAGCGTCGCCGCGCGGCGATTAATGTTCTGAGCATTGACCCCAAAAACACCAATCAGATTATCGCGGAGCAGGTGATACCGGAAAGCGAAGGCGGTTGGTGGATACGGGAAATCGGCCTGTTTGATAAAGACGGTATTCTGATTGCGGTCGGCAACTGCGCCGAAACCTACAAACCGCAGTTACAGGAAGGCTCCGGCCGTACGCAGACCCTTCGCATGGTGCTGATTGTCAGCAGTACGGATGCCGTGACGCTGAAAATTGATCCGGCTGTGGTGCTGGCAACACGGGAGTATGCGGATACGGTCATCACGCAGGCTATCCGTGAGCATGAGCAGAGCCGCCACCATCCGGATGCCACCCTGAAAGAGAAAGGGTTTGTTGTGTTGAGCAATGCGGTGAACAGCCCCAGTGAGACACAGGCTGCCACCCCGAAAGCGGTGAAAGCGGCGTATGATTTGGCGAATACCGCAAATGATGGATTAACACGGAAAGTCAGTATTGAACCGACCGTCCTTAATGGTTCAGAACTTATCTCTGAACAATTGATGAACGGTTTTGGTGTTGCGATACGGGGAAGTACGCCAATCCCCACTGACGCACCGACGACCGACGGGGCGATAAAAGTCGTGCAGATAGGCCATAATGCCTGGCCGACATTGTTGGCTTTTAGTGCCTATGAAAACAAAATGTTCATCAGAACCCGCAAGACCAGCAGCGGCGCATGGAATGACTGGCTTGATATCACCGACTACGTGACAAACGCCGCATTGTCATCCCGTCTCAGTGTGAAACTGGATAAATCATCCATTGTCTCTGCCACGGGTTCATCGACAACGCAGGTAATGAGCCAGAAATCGGTCACCGACGCGCTAAACACCCGCCTCGAAAAATCCCAGAACGGCGCAGACATTCCGAACAAACCGAAGTTTATAGAAAACCTCGGTTTAGCGGAAACGAAAAAACAGGCAGAAAATGCGATGGCCAAGTGGCAGAATGGCGCGGATATTTCTGATAAAAACGCCTTTGTGAACAATCTGGGTTTAACGGATACGGTAGACCGGGCAAATAATACCTGGTTAAAACCTGAATCCGACAACCGTTATATTCAGTCGGGTACGATTGAACTCGGGCCAACAGCCTTGTCTGAGTTGGCAGGAAAAACGGGCTTTTACTCGCGGGCGTCAAAACCGCTGCCGCCGGATTCCCCCCTACCGAATGCGTTAAAGATTCTGACGATGGGGGATACTGCGTGGCCGACTCAGATGGTCTATTCCTCGTATGAGAATCGGGCATTTATCCGAACCCGGACAGAAGCGAACGGGCGTTTTCGTGAGTGGTCAGAGTTCTTAACTGATAATCAGCTCACACAAACGACAGGCGGCTCAACCATCCATGTGATGAGCCAACAGGCGGTCACGACGGTCACAAATGCCCTCAGCGATGCTGTTCGGGGGCGTTTACCCATCGCTAAATTTAATGAATTGCCGGTCAGTTTTGAGAATGTGTTAACCGGGCAGCATGGCACGAATAGTCCTGTCACATTACGTAAATCCATTAGTAATAGATTGATATTCTTACAGCATGGCGGGCACCCCGGATATACCCCGTTAGCCTATGGTGTGGCAGGAGCCAGGCTGGAATTCAAATTTGGCGAGCATGGTTACACGGCCTTTGATGTCAGTGCGGACGGCCGAATATTATCAAACTGGCGGTTTACCTCCGGGTATTCGGTTATTGGTGTTTTTATTGTTAATGGAGACGCATAATGATTACAGTTTATGTTAATAAACTATCGCCATCCAGTTGGCTGATTCATCCGGCACCCGTCAATTTAGCCGATTACCACATTGTCAATGTTGATGAAGGGGTTGATCTGACAGACAAAATGTATGACATGGCAACGGAACAGTTTGTGATTGATACGGTCTCACTGGCGATGAGAGCAGAACATGAAAAACGCTATCGTTTATCTCAGGCCGCGACAGCCCTCGCGCCATTACAGTATGCCGTCGATCTCAACATGGCAACGGATAGTGAACAGACAATGCTGACGGAATGGAAAAAATACTGTGTGCTGCTCAATCGGGTTGATTGCTCTACTGCTCCCGATATCCAATGGCCTGAACCGCCGAAGTAATAACAGGGGCAATCGCCCCTTATCTCAACGCCGTTTTTGCCAGACCCAGCAAATCATCGGCCGTGACAACGCTCAATCCCTCCCTGATATCTTCACTTACCCGCTTCAATGACACCGTGAATTCAATCCGTCTGGCCTTGCCGTCAGCGAAAAATTCTGTACGGCTTTCGGTCAGGCTGTCAATGACAAACATGCCGTAGATCATGCCTGTACCCTCAATCAGCGGCCACGGTTTGGCAGAAAACGCCATTGTTCTCAGTACCTCCAGTGAAATATCACCGCCCGTCACCTCGGGATACAGCATCCCGTTTAGTGTAATGCTGTCTTCACCGGGGCCGACATATTGCCACTTGGCCGACTTGCCTATCCGGTCATTTTTCACATGCCGCCAGTCCATATTGCGACTCATTGACTGATACGGTGTGGTACTGAGCATAAAGACGAACATGCCATAAATCATCATCATGATATTAATCCTCATCGTACAGGCTGGAACGGCGGCGGACGCCTTTCTTCTGCATGATTTTTTCGATTTCGGTTTTCACCATCTCACTAATGGAACGGCTGTTTTGCATATCAACCCCGTGAAAATGTAAGTTGATGATGTAACGGTCGTCCGGCTTATTGCCGTTACCTGCTCTGGCCGGTGTCACAGGAACCGGGATGCCACTTAATGTCGGCAGCATCGGCTGTAACTTGTCCGTCAGGCGACTAAGCAGTGACGGTTGCTGTAAGCGGGGTTCCTGATATATGCCCTCAATCGGGATCACGGGCGGGCGGTTTTTAAAGACAATATCGCCTAACTTATTGGGGTCAGTCTGTGCCGCTGCATGGCCCGCCGCTTCTACCGATTCAGTGCCTTTATTACCTTTTGCCTTGTTTTTGCCCGACCCATAGACTTTTGAACCAAAGTCAGGTAACGCGGGCGTATCGACTTTCGGCTTATTTTCCCCGGCCTTTTCGCCGGCTTGGGTGATGGCCGTATTCGCCGGTGTCGGTGTCCACTCCTGCTGCACCATTTTCTTGGCTTTGTCATCCCAGACCCACTTCACCGATTTCTGCACTTCCGGCAGGTTGACCGGCCCCATTGCGTTGGCGGCTTCGGCGGCGGCTTTCGTCGCATCCGGGATCATGCCCAGTTTTTCCAGCAACCATCCTACCCCTTTGGCGACCGCCACAACCACATCCACGACACCGGCGATGGCTTTACCCACTAATCGCCCAAAGGTCTGGCCGGCTTCGGTGGCGGCTTTCAGTTCTTCTGCAGACGTATTGACCGGCTCAAACAGCGACTTGAACCACTCCCAGACTTTTTTAATGGCATTGCCGATGGTGTCAAAAATGGGCGCGAACGGCGCAAAAGCCGCTGCAAGGGTGTCACGAATAGGGGCTATCTCTTCCATCAATCCACTGAAAAACCCCGAAAACCACGCTTTGATGGGTTCCCAGTATTTCCAGATCAACAGCGCCGCCACGACAATCACGGCAATTAACAGCCCCAGCGGACTAAATAATAAGGAAAGTCCGCCCCCAATCACAGATAAAGCCGCCTGAAAGGCCATGCGCAAGGCGCCTAATCCACCGGTAGCCAATCCTTTAATGCCATTCCCTAGCGTGGTGATGGCCGTCATGGGCTGGGTGAACACCATCAGCAAGCCGCGCTTAGCAAAGTCGGCTCCCTTCATCAATGCGGCAAACCCTCGAGAAACCAGCCCGCTGATGGCGGTACGTGCATTGTTAAAAATGAGTCCCCAGCCTGTCACGCTGCGACTGACACCGCCGAGGGAAGGCAGCAGCCCCCGTAACCTTGTTGACAATCCCCCCAATGCAGGAAATAAGGCGGTCAGCCCGCCGCCACGGGTCAGCATAAACAGACTGAGCCGAAGTGCCGCAAACGGCACAATGACCGCCGCTGCTGCTAGTGCCAGTGCGCCCAGTGCCGTCACAATCACCCCAATGGCGATCGCGCCCTTGACCAAAGCGGACGTTAGTTGAGGATTGGCCTTCATCCATGCGCCGATTTTACTGATCACTCCCGTCATTTTTTGCATCAGACTACGTAGAGGGGAATCGACACTTTCTTCCATCTGAATGCCCAAATCTTCCCATGCGGATTGAAGTTGTTTGAGATCGCCCCTAAGATTATCGATTTTGACCTTGGCGATTTTGTCGGCCTCGCCTTGCGCGCCATCATTGGCCGTTTTTTTCTCTGCGTATTTGCCGTTGAGCATGCCATCAAGAACACTGCCCATACCGACCATCGCTTCTTCGCCGAAAATGTCTTTTTTTAACCTGATTTGGCTAGTTGGATCATACTTACGCAGGTTGACAGCCATATCTTTAAGGATTTCGTCGGTGTCTCGCAATTCGCCATTGGCTTTTTGGACTTTAACGCCCAGTGCTGTCATGGCATCTGCGGCTGCCCCGGTGGGTGCCATCATTCGGATCAATCCTGACCGCAACGCCGTACCCGCCATACTGCCCCGGTAACCATTATCAGCCATGACGCCTGCCATCGCCGCCATACTTTCCAGACTGGCACCGACCTGTGCCGCAATAGGGCCGGCATAAGTCATGGTTTCACCCAGCTGGCGTAGGTCGGTATTACTGCGGGTGAATGTCGCGGTCAGTACGTCAGAAATTCTGTCCATTTGGTCAGCGGTGAGATTGAATTGTGTCAGGACATTCGAGCCAATATCTGCCGCCTCACCAAGATCAACATCACCCGCCAAGCCCATATTGAGTACGCCGGGCAAAGCTGCTTTTACCGATTCTGGGGTAATCCCGGCCATTGCCAGAAATTTCTGACCTGCTGCTACATTGGTGGCCGTATAAGCCGTGCTGGCACCCAATTGTCGCGCCTGTTCGCGCAATATTTTTAATTGAGGGGAATCTTTATCCAGCCGGGTGAGTGCCTGAACGGTTGACATACCTTCGTCAAAATCCAGCCCCGGTGTCATCACGCGTGACAGGCCATATAAAGCCCCGGCACCAGTTGCCATTGCCGCTGCGCCACTGGTTGCCAGCTTGCCGCGCTTCTCTTTGGCCTCAGCATAACGAGATTGGGCGCGGGTGACCGCAGTCAGCCGCCGTTGCTGTTCAGCAAGCTGTCGGTTATAGGCTTCCGTGCGTCGGGTAACTTGGCCGGTAACGTCGCTGCTACTGCGGGCAGAAATGCCGTGCCGGTACAGTTCAGCCGCGACCCCGCGTAATTTCTGTTTCTCCTTGTCTAACGCACGGCCATAGCGATCCCGTTCTTGCCGCGCCGCCTCTAATACCCTGCGCTGCTCTTCTGTTTGCTGGGCGAAAGGCGGCATCTGATCACGCAGGGCCTTAACCTTGCGTTTGGCTTCATCATAGGAGTCAGACGTTTTTTTAACGGAATTCGTGAGCCGCTCAAAAGTGCGTGCCTGACTCTGCAAGCTGCGGACACTGTTGTGGGTATTGCGGATTTGGGAGGATAGCCCCGCCGCCGCACGGTTGGCGGCGTTAAGGGGGCCTGAAAGTCGGTTTGCCGCGCTCAGTGAAACCCGAATATTCAAGTTACGATCGGTCATGATTCGTTTCCGTTACGGGTCGCCGCACGTTCGTGCCATTTCAATAATTCACTGACCGTCATGCCATCGCACTCTGACGGCGACCAGTGAAAGACCGTGGCAATATCAGCTATGATGTCGTCAGTATCGACTGCCGGGCAGGGAATTAACTGCCGGCCGGTTCGTTCGTCTCGCTGGCTGGCGAGGTGGGCGCTAAAAAATCCGCAATCGCCGCGGCTAGTTGCGTAAAGTCCTGAATCGGCATAGTGGCGACATCGGCTTCACTGAGGCGCGGGTGTGTCACCCTCGGCAACAATGTGATCAATGAATTCACATCACTGGTCATCACATCAAACAGTTTCAGGCCGCGCAGGGCACCGACCTGACGCATGGTTTCGGTGATCTCCACTTCGGTGATGCTACTGCCGTTCGCCAGTTTCAGCGGTTCAGAAAAGATAACTTTCTTTGACATGATTTATTCTCCGGTAGGCGGGCTATAGCCCGCCTTAATATTAATGGCCAATATTGGCGCGATGTTTTTCCAGCAAATCCTGCCCATTCACCCGCCAGACAAGGTTGAGCATGTCTACTTCATGCAGCTCTTCGTTGTTCAGCGTGATCTTGCAGTAGGTATTTTTCAGCGTGTATTTATGCTGGGTATTTTCCCCGGCTTTGGCGCTGCCCCAGTCCACCTCGGTAAACCGGCCGCGCGTCTGGATCTCACAGGCGACCGTTTCCCCGGTAGCGTCGTCATAGTACGACCCCGCAAAACGCAATTGCAGGCTGTCAATTCTGCCGCCCCACGTTTTCAGTAAGCGGGCTTCCAGTCCGCCCATCGTGACTTCCATATCCAGTGCGCCGCCATCCATGCCCATCAAAACAGCCACCGAGCCGGGCATTCCTGCCCCCTGATAATCTTCTGTCTTGAGGGTCAACTTTGGCGTTGTGATCTCCTCTACCTGTCCCAGATACGTCTGACCGTCAATAAAGACGTCAAACATAAAGAGTTTTTTCGGCATCCCCATGCTGATATCCCCTTAGCCTAACTGATCGAAAACAGCGAAATATTCATCGGTAAACGTCTGCACCAATTGCAGGTTTTCCAATGGTGGTACGGGCGTGTACTTGTAGCGGATCAATGCCTTGCCATCACGCAGGGTTTCTTTGGGGTTGTCCGCCGGGTCATACCAGCATTCAAAGCCCAATAGCCGTCCTTCCGTCACCAACTGCGCCCCTTTGCGGCTGATACCATCCACAATGTCTTTCACCAACGACGGGGTCAGCGTTTTGTCGATATAGGAAAAATGCGCCTCGGCGATCATGTCCGCCAGTATCTGCGCGGTACGGGTGTACACTTCAAAGAAATACGTCTCAGCATCGCAGGTACGGTTGCCCCAGAAACGGAAGCCGTCACGCTTAATTAACGTGGTGACACCTTTACTGTTCAGGTCGTCGGCATCCGTGTCCGTCCCCTGTAATGTCCAGTAGATATCCGCCGAGATACCAAGAACGCCATTGACCGGCACATTGGACAGCGATTTGTGCCAGCCCTGATCGGCATCAATACGGGCGCGCAAACCCAGCGCGAAAGCAGTCGCCGGCACGGTTTCATTTTTCCCGGACTGGCTGTTATAGGTGATGAAGTCCGGGTAAATAATCATGACTTCGCGCTGGCTAAAGTGCTCGCGGTACTTCTTCACTTCTGCCTGTGTCTCGCAGCCATAGGCGCTGACATAGGCAAAAGCGCGCAACTTTTCGGCAAAAATAGCCAGTTGCAGGGCGACGGGTTGCGTGTCCAGTTGCGGCACGGCCAGAATGCGCGGGTGCTCGCCAATGTTGGCATCCGCAGTCAGCAGGGCATACAGTCCGGTATAGCGTCCGCTCTCGTTGACGCCGCCAATAATCAGCTGATCCTGTGTCAGTTTTTCACCGTCTCCGTGCAAATTGCCGGCATCTGCCACACGGATAACAATGACTTTCGGGCTGCACTGGTCAGAAATGGCCTTCAGCGTGGTGTACAACGTGCCGGTTTTCCCCGCCTTGCCAATCACACTGTTGATACGGGTGATGAGTATCGGCGTATCCAGCGGGAACGCCTCAGTATCGGCATCATCGGCGGTACACACGACACCAATTACCGACGTGTTAATGTCGCGTATCAGCGTACTGAGTCGGGTCGTTTCCCTGACCGAGACGCCATGATGAAATGACATAGAATTTACCTCATCGGGTTTGTGATGGGGGTATGTTGCGATCATATGGCGTGAGGATCACGCAATACCGCCTGTCACCGCTCCGCGACACCGGACGGGCGTTGTTTGCGCGCCCGCGCAGGGCAATCATGGGGCAACTTCTTAACGGACGGCGCGCACATGAACCCCATCGATATTCTGACCAGCAGTGATTACGTGAAACAACCGGGCTTCGACCTGCTCATTGGCGGACGGCAAATAACTTCCCTCAATGAGCGGCTTCTCTCGCTCTCCCTGACAGACAATCGCGGCTTTGAGGCAGATACGCTGGAGCTGGCGATAGACGACACCGACGGCAAAATTGAACTGCCGCAACGGGGCGCAGAAATCGTGGTCAGAATTGGCTGGCAGGGTGAGCCATTGATTGAAAAAGGGTTGTTTGTCGTGGATGAAATCAGCCACGGTGGGCCACCTGACCGGCTGGAAATCACCGCCCGCAGTGCGGATTTTCGGGAAGAGTTCAATATCAAGCGGGAATACAGTTGGCACGATGTGACTGTCGGTGATGTAGTCAGTGCCATTGCCGGACGTTATAACCTGCAACCTGCCGTGAGCCGTCAGTTGATGGAAATAGAAATCGACCATGCTGACCAGACTAATGAAAGTGACATCAGTTTTTTGTCGCGTATGGCGGAAATGCTCGGCGCAATTGCAACTATCAAAAACGGCAACTTGCTGTTTATTATTCCGGGGCACGGTGTATCACAAAGTGGGAAGATGCTGCCCGTTATCACCATACATCGTGACAGTGGCGACCGTCACAGCTTCCGTGTGGCCGACCGCGCCGCCTATACGGGCGTTAAGGCGCACTGGCTGGATTTGAATTTTGGTAAGCAGCCGGCAACCACCCTGAAGCGCAAGCGAAAAAAGCCCAGAAAAAAGAAACAGGAAAAATCCAGCCGTCGTGAAGGGGAATATCTGGAAGGGGCCGACGGGAACGTCTACGTGATGCGCCAGACGTTCAAGACCGAACGGACAGCACGACGGGCGGCGGCGGCAAAATGGGCAACGCTCCAGCGCGGTGCGGCGGAGTTTTCAATCACGCTGGCGCGGGGACGGGCTGATCTCTATCCTGACCTGACCGCCTCAGTTGCGGGGTTCAAAACGGCCATTGACAGCCATCAGTGGACGATATCGCGTGTTGTTCATAACCTGAGTGAAAGCGGTTTTACTACCCAGTTAGAACTGGAATTAAAAATTAAGGATACCGACATGACAGAAAGTGAACAAGATCAATAAACAATGGGTTATAATCGCGGCAGGCACACCCCCAATGATGAGGGTTACTCATGGCGTTTTCCTGTCCCCAATGCGGCGCTGTGGCAAAAACACGTACCAGTGAAATGATGAGTGAAGAGACGCGGCGCAGTTATCACCAATGTCAAAATATTCTGTGCGGCTGTACGTTTACGACCATCACCACCATTGAACGTTATTTGACACGCCCCACTCCCCAGAAGTTACCGACTGATTTTAAGGTCCCGAAACTGGCGTTTCCGGCCAGCCATTACGGTGATGAACAAATTGGTTTTGGATTCTGATTGAAAACGAATAAGCCCCAGATAGAAAACTGGGGCTTATTCTTAGGCGGATTAGTGTTCAGGCACTAACTCTATAATTTCCCCCGTTTTAATATCTACTTTGGCAGTGAGAGATTGCTTGACCATTGCCCCGTAAAGATTAGTCCCACTGAATGTTGTTTTGATTATTGCGTAGAGCTTGTTATCTGATGACCGTACCCGCCGCGTCGTTGTATCGTGATGTTTATAGGTAGATTCATCATGCATATTTTCTTTGATGATTTTTGTCAGTGGACGGTATGAGCCATCCCATGAACTAAACTTAGACTTGTAATTATCAAAGTTAATGTATTTTGCGAAGGAAGATGGGTTCTTACTGTAATCTGCATAACACCATTCCAAAACTTCACCTAATTTTAACTCATCTGATTTTGTATACGACATCTCGCTTAGGCAATTATAGAAATTGTTTACTTCAGCATTTGTTATATAAAGGTTTTTATATGATTTATAGTTTGAGACAATTTTTTCTCTCTCATGTTTAGCTTCATTCCGATACTCTTTCAGCGTCATATCTGCGTATTTGAATGGCTTAGATGTTTCTTTGACCTCGGCTTTAACGGTAATTTCTCCTGTGGAAGGGACTTTATTATCTCCACTGACAAAATAATATATGGCTGCACAGATGATAATAAAGACAATGAAGCCTCCTATAACATCCTGTGTTTTTATGCCGGGATCTTTTACTCCACAGTGAGGGCATATTTTTTCTTTTGCTGAAACTTCTTCCTTGCATTGTTTGCATTTCACTAACTTCAT